GTCCGCTTACGCCACCGTTAACAAACTGACTCACTATTACGGAACATTTATTTTTGGTAGCACTAGCGCAATTACTGCTGCAAACGTCGCAATATCATTGCCGACTACCCCTGATTCAACAATCACGGGAATGAGTTTCCCGGGTTTTACTTCTAGCGTCGTCAACTTTTATGACACCAGCGGGTCTTTGTCGGTTTATGGTTTTGCTTCAATTAACTCGGCGACTCAAGCGAGAATCTACATCACTACCGCTAGTGGGACTTATGTGCAGTTGTCTACTTTGAGTTCTACTGTCCCGTTTACTTGGGCGACTGGCGACCGTATGCAATGGAACTTTACTTACAGGACGGCATGATGAACCTATTAGCAGACCACGAAACCACGGCACCTGACGAATGGCTGGTAGAACGCATGAGGCTACGCCGTGACCAACTCTTAGTCGAATCCGATTGGGCGATGATCCCAGACACACCAACCGACAAAACCGCATGGGCGACCTACCGCCAACAGTTGCGCGACTTCCCCGCCACATGGACACCAGCCCCAACCGTTAACTTTCCCGAGAGGCCTTAACCCATGGCAATTTCACCTAACGACGACTTTAGTCCCGGGCAAATTCTGACCGCCACAGAATGCAACCAGTTCCCCCGTGGGGTCATGGCATACAACGAAGTGACAGCAACTGACAGCACGATTACCGCTGAGGAAGTACAGATAACAGGCTCATCGTTTACGGCATTAGCAAACCGTTACTATCGCGTCACCTACTTTGAACCTAACCTGTTAGGTTCAGTCGCTGGCACATTCCAATTACGCTTACGTTTAACAAATTTAACTGGAACCCTGCAACAAGTATCTAACGTCACAATGGTAACTGTAGGTAATGCAGGCGCAGGTATTTGCTCAACTGTCGTAACTTTGACAGCTGGTACACAAAACTTCGTAGCAACAGCACAAGCCAGTGCCGGAACTGGTACCGCCACACGTTCAGCAACATTAAAAGCATGGCTTTTAGTGGAAGATATTGGGCCAGCCTGATGAAAACTCTCGCCGTGATCGCAGCTCTCGCAGTCGTCCTCATGTTCGTCGTGACTGGATGCAATGACCGCACTCGAAACAACTGCGAAACTCAACCCACAGCGCCCAGATGTGACACCTCAACAGGAGCGACTACACCGTGAAGAAATACACCAACTCCGAGATCAAAGCGCGCCTAGTTCTCATGGTCGGAGCCGCACTATCGCTCACATTCATCATGTCCATCGGCATGATCTTGTATTCGCTTGCGTTTGTCGTACAGCCTCTCGAAGTGTCACCCAACGACTCCAAAGCGTGGGAAGTGCTATCAAGCGTCCTACTGGTACTCGCTGGAGCATTGACAGGATTACTCGCCAGTAACGGCCTCAAAGACAAGGGAGAAAAAGATGAGTCTTAGACCGTACACAGGCAACAAAGACGGCAACCATCCAACCGAACGACCCGGCACGAAACGCTTTGTCGAATTCATGGAATATTTGTTTGGCATGAAATCGCTTGGAATCTACGCCAACCGTCCGATGCGCGGATCAGCCAACCTCAGCGTCCACGCAACATGGAGGGCCGTGGACCTTAAAGGTAAAGGGACCGCCAAACAGAACGCGGACGCACGCAAAGCCATGGTTGAATTCCTGTTTGCTCACCGCGACATTTTGGGCATAGAAGAGATCCATTGCTACGACGGCGTAGGTTGCCCGATCCCGAACCTAACCAAATATGGCGGTGGCTACCGATGCGACCGTGACGCGTTCAAGGCGTGGACCCCACAACGCAATGCAGGCACCCCCATGGGCGATTGGACCCATGTAGAAATTTCACCCAAAATGGCAGATTCTGCCGAACTGGTAGAAAAGGCTTTTGCCAAAATCTTTGCGTAGTGCCTTGACAATCGGCTTGGGAGTCGGTCAAATGACTGGCAACCAAGTGCGTCCCCCAATAGGTGGACCCCGACCGCAGGAGGAAAGCAATGCAACAATCCCTTTTTGACGTTCTCGCTGTTCCAGCCGAGAAACTTAAATACGAAGCCTTTAAAGAGGCAAACCCGTGGGTCATGCCCGCACTACTGCAGATGGTCTACAAGCTGCACATTCAAGGTCACACGCACTACGGCATTGCTGCTCTCGTCGAAGTGTTGCGTTATCAACACGCAACAACCAACGACCCCACCAGCGAATTTAAATTCAACAACAATTACCGCGCTTTCATGGCTCGAGAAATCATGCAAGAAAACCCGATATTTGAAGGCTTTTTCAGCACCCGCAAATCAGTTGCGGACCTATCAGAGGACTACTAATGAACCTTAAACGATTCCTACTTTTATCTTTTCTAACTTATGGGGCTTGCGCTTTGTGGGCAATCACAGGCGTACAGGGCAACGCAGAGCCCCTTCAGACCGTCCCTGTGCCCTCAACGGTCACCCTTGGGATGTTGACACCCCAACAACTTGAGGACCGCGCAGAGGAACTCACAGAAACAACAACTACCACGGCGGCCACTACCACAACAACGACCCAACCGTCAACGACCGTGGTATCCGTACCGTCTGAGGTTCACTGCCAAGAATGGTTTCCGACCGCAATCTCGGTTGGTTGGCCCAACAACCCTGAGACACTCGAAAAGTTGGGTCGCCTACTTTGGAAAGAAACCCGCTGTCTTAACGTCAGTTACACTCACCCATCGTTTAACGGACACGATCATGGTGTCGCCCAAATCAATGAAATTCATCGCAAATATGTTGAGCAACTTTTTAATATGCCAATGGAAGAATCCATGAGCGACCCGACCCTGAACCTGCGTTTTGCCTATCTGCTCTATTCCGACATCGCTGAGACAGGCGGTTGCGGATGGAAACCGTGGCGACTGTGCTAGATCGCTGGTGGGATCACGCAGCTTGTCGAGGCATGGATCTAAACTTGTTCATCTTTGAACCGGGTGAACGATTCAGCAAAGCCCGAATCGCTGAAGCCAAAGCAGTCTGCGCGACCTGTGTGGTCCGTCCTGAATGTCTCGCCGAGTCCCTGAAGTATTCGACAACACAGTTGGAGTGCTACGGCATATGGGGGGGTCTCACATGGAAAGAACGACGCAAACTACAATCCGACACAAACCCAGCGACACCGCTCGTGTACCGTGACGGCAAATACCGACAAATTAAGGAGCCCCGACCATGACTAAAGAATTAGCGGAATTGACCGCCATGATTACTAAAGCCGATATTGCGATGAAGGCATCTATTTGGGAGATTGAACGCCTCAGAGACGACGTGGCAATGCTTAGAAAGGCGCTCTTTGAGTTGGCTTATGTCGCTGAAGAAAACGGCATCTATCTGTCCAACCTGACCCGGTCAACTCAAGATGCGATCGTGGCCATGAGGCTAGGCGGTTTCAAGTGAACTGCAACATTTGCGCGTCAGGTTTTAATTCGGCTGATATGCGGATGCGTACAGAGTTGCGCGGCATATGTCTGAAATGCGCTGAGGAGTTTGGCTTTAAAGGCATGACAGTTGAGGAAACTGCCCGTTGCGTGTCAATGATTCGAGTAGTCAACAATCTCAAAAACCAAACGCCTGCACAGGCCCGACACATGAAGGACATGGAAACATGAGTTTCAACCCAGCCGACTACGCATCAGTGCAAGAACGCCTACCACTGTTTTGGAAAGACTGCCCACGCGGACGCATCGTCACCGAGATCATTGTGGACGACGGCACTCGAATCGTCATGAAAGCATCCTTATATGCCGACATTGCTGACCCAGTACCGACAACGACAGGGTTTGCCGAGGAAGTCCGAGGCTCGTCAATGGTCAACAAAACAAGCGCGTTAGAAAACTGTGAGACTTCGGCCGCTGGACGCGCACTTGCGAACTACCAGTATCAAGGCTCCAACAAACGTGCCTCACTGGAGGAAATGGTCAAGGTGTACCGCCAAGGGCAAGAACCACAAACGACCACTAACGCGACACCAGCACGCACACAATCACTCGGCTCATCCAGCGAACCGCCAACCCCAAAACAGATGGCAATGCTTCGAGCCAAAGATTACCAAGGGCAAGCACCATCCACAAAACGTGAAGCGTCCGAGATTATAGACAGGTTGATGAACGGTGGCTGACCCATCTGAGGCCGAGTTCCAAAAGGCTGTCATCACCTTGGCTAAGTTGCATCGCTGGAAAGTTATGCACACTCAGCCCGCACAAATCCGACCGGGTAGATGGATCACACCCAACACAGGCGACCAAGGCTTTCCCGATCTCGTCCTCGTCCATGCCAGTCGCGGGTGTATTTATGTCGAATTAAAAGCCACCAAAGGCGTCGTCAGTAACACGCAATGGGAATGGATCAACGCATTGGAGGACGCAGGACAAGAGGTCCACGTCTGGCGGCCCAAAGACCTAGAGAAAATTAGCGCACGGTTATCCACAGCCCCTAGAAATATGCCACGCGTCTAGCGTCCCATCACAATTGACACCATCAGAGCGCACAGAGGCGTTCACTAGCCCTTGCAGGAATCTGACCCCTGCTCTGGGAACACTCGGCAACGAGGGTAGACGATCACGCATTGTGGTCGATCAGCGTTCAAACGTACATTGCGAATGGTTGTCCACCGAACACAAATAGACAGGCTCCCATGGGCTACTTGCCCTAAATAGTGGGGGACACAAACCACACGCGCTACTCATGACAAACGACGACAACCGAGCGGTGCCCTTCCGCTTGGGCGTCAGTTCCCTTGACCTTGACCTATGCTCTTGACATGAGCGGCAACCCTGTCTACGGAACCAAACAATGGAAACAACTACGGGCCCAAGTCATCCAAGACGAACCCGTATGCCACTGGTGCAGGCGGAAACCCAGCACCCAAGCAGACCACGTCATAGAAGTTGACGCCGGCATAGACCCTTACGACAGAACCAACATTGTCGGATCATGCGCCAGTTGCAACGCCAGCCGAGGCGCAACATACGTCAACCGTAAAACCGCCGCTCGAATACAAAACCGCAACAACGCAACCAACGCAACAACCAAACCATCCGAAAAAAGAAAATCGGAACAACCGATTTCTTT